ACGAGCGTATATTATTTCTTCACGCCGCTATTAACAAATGAATACATCTTTTCGGCGGTTTCTAGTACTTTGTCTAGACCTGGAAATGATGGCATCTCCACAGTACTAACGATTTGACCAGTCTTCTCATCACGAGTAGCAGTCATTTCCCAGCCTTGGAATTTGGCATGGAAGTCGTCTTGTACTAGGCTTTTTGCCATTCCTAAAATATCTGTACGGATTTCATATCCGTTCTTGTTGAATTTAACTTCTGGTAGTTTTGGTGTTTCAAATGCGTTTGACATAATAATCTCCTGTGTGTAATGTCTGTTGTTAACAACTACTTCTTTTTCGCTGTTAACTTATTATATATGCTCTGTGATTGAAAAGCAACTTATTTCTTGAACTTGTTTACTCGTTCTTTAATAAGTTTAACCACTACGTCACTGAGCACAACCTCATAGTGGTTATAATCTACTTCTACTAGTTCCATATCTGCATGATGCTTTTGACTGACAATGGTCACTACACCATCGTTAGCTTCGTGCATAAATGGACTTTGACCTTTTACTGTTACAATGTTAGTCCACGGGTGCTGTATCTTAATGTTCCTAGACTGTTTCATAACCCACGAACTAGGACCAATATCACGCATCAGTCTGCTGAATGGCAAGAAGTATTGAGCATAGTCTGCTACTTCAGCACCACCATAGGGTGTACTCAATGTAACAGCCCCCTTAACAGCATCAGGCATTGCATTGGCTAGATGTAATGCATATATACCGCCTAAACTATGAGCTACAAAGAAAATATTTTTAGTAGCTATCAAACTAATTTTCATAGCAGCTAAATTATTTTCAAACCCATTGCGGCTATCGTAATTAATGTCTAGGCCATTACCTAGTTTGCTCTTAATATAATTAAAACTCTCACTAGTGGCATTTGCACCGTGAATATACACCAAGTTCATGCCAGTATTTATTAAGATCCGTATACAGCTTTGGCTTCTTCAGTACGTCCTTGACGAGCAAGGCTAGCAGCATAACGTGCTTGGCCAAATGCTTCTAAAAATGACCAGATTGTGTTTAATATTGTTTTCATAGATAACTTTCCTTTTGGGAGTTGAATTGTTGGATATAGTGTTCCAACTGTGCGGCATCGGTAATGCCTTTGGTGCTTAGATAAGCATCTAAGCGGCTTTGGTAGCTGGATCCAGGGAACATTTCGGATAGACGTTCCAAGATGCCTAACATTTTTTTTGATATGTATTTCATTGTGTTTTCCTGTGTGTTTGTGTAGACTACTGGTTTCTACTGAGTATTTAGTCCGAGCTTGTGCGATCGCACATTTTTCAGTACAATGTTATTATTGTTTAAAATGAGTTAAATACACGATAGGAAATAATTTATGAAACTTCGAACCAGATCAATTCTGCAAGAACTTAATGAAATTGCTGAAGTACGTAACACGGATTCACTAATCGAAAGCCGTGCTACCAACATCATTAATTCCGCTATTAATCTGCTGGAAAGCATACATAAGCACTATGATGCTGAAAGTGCTGACGAGCTAGAACGCCGTCTCATCAATGCTATCAAAGGGCAAGATCCTAGTAAATTTACCCGTGGTGTGCGAAGAATTGCAGAATCACGTAAAGCCAAAAGAAAACTAGAAGAATCCAATGACAATGAGTAATCTATTCGAAGGCGGCAATGTATTCAAAGATGCCGACAAAAAACCATTAACACAACGCATTGCAACCGGTGACGTTGAAGCCACAGTAGCCTATATTGAAAAAATAACAGGTTTGGACTTTACCAAAGAAAAAGATCTAGATGACAAGAAGCCTGTCAAATGGTTAGGTACTACTGGCCGTAAAGAAGATCCAGACGGCACATTTGAACGCAACAGTTCCGGAGATCTAGATCTTTCAGTGGATGCCAACGAAGTAAACAAAAAAGAATTTGCTGACAAGCTGATTGCACAGTTTGGAAAAGAAAATGTAAAACTCAGCGGAGACAACGTACATTGGAAAACTCCCATCAACGGTGATCCAAGTAATGGATTTGTACAGGCTGACTTTATGTTTTCAGCTAATACCAAGTTCCAGCAGGGCAGCATGATTGGTGGACAAGGTGAATATCGCGGCGAGCATCGCCACATTGTGCTAAGTTCAATTGCTCGTGCCCGCGGTATCAAATACAGTCCCAAACACGGAATACTAAATGCTACTACAGATGAGCTACTGCCAAATGGCAACGATTGGAATCAGATTGCCAAAGTTCTGTTAGGACAAACAGCCACAGTTAAGGATATTAAATCAGTTGATGCAATTCTTAACTACATCAAGAAGTTGCCTAACTATGAAGAACTAATTGCAGGCGCTAGAGAAACACTAGGCAAGCAAGGTATTACTCTACCAGAAAACGTAATTTCGTTTGAAAGCGCCATGACAGGAACACCTGCCTGGTTTCGCAAAATGATGGAACGGGTTAAATGAGAGCATTTGAATTCCTAACCGAAGCTGAAACTCCTGCTCCAAAGAAGGTGGGCCGCGAGTTTAATCACCTAGAAGATCTAGTGTTCGCAGAAGCCAACGGTGCTAATAAAGCAATTAAGATTCTAAAAGATCTAGCCAGTCCTGAAACTAAGATTACCATCAAGTGGGACGGCAACCCTACAGTATACTGGGGTCGTGAAGATGATGGCTCATTCCGTATGGTGGGCAAGAACAACTGGGGTCGTGAGGAAGGCAAAAGCAACAGTCCAGAAGAGCTACAACAGTTTATTATGAGTCGCGGCAAAGGTGAAGAGTGGCGTCCTAAGTTTGCCGGCGATATGGCAGCTCTGTGGCCCATATTTGAAAAGGCAACACCTGCAGACTTCCGTGGCTATGTCTACGGTGACATCTTGTTTCACCCTGGCAAGCCCTACGAAGGCGCAGATGGCAAAATTAGTTTTACTCCCAATCAAACCACCTACGGTGTTAAGGTCAAAAGCCCCTACTATCAGAAATTGATCAAGGCCAAAGTGGCTGTAGCGGCACACAAGGTGTTTGGTTACTTTGGAGACAAAAGTGGAGAGGACTTTGACAATCCTGAGCAATTCTCAACCAACCCGGAATTAGCAGTATTTGGCTTGACCAGTGTTAGCTATAGACCAGCTGTGGGAGCAGATAATCTTGCAAAAATAGAAGCTTTGGCCAAATATCAATCAGCAATTGAAAAAATGTTGGCACCAGTTCCCGGAATGGGCTATTTACAAACAGAAATTTACACCTTTGTTAATAATCAGTCAAAAGCTAAACAATTAGACAACATCAACACAGAAGCCTTTATGGATTTTGTGCAAAAGACTCCTGCAAAAGCAGCCAAGATACAGGCACACAGCGATCTTCACCCAGGAGTAATGGACAAGATGTTTGAGCTGGTGCTTGAAATTATGGCGGCTAAAGACGAAGTGATTCGTGAGCTAGATGCAGCAGGTGGCGACATAGAACAAAACACCAAAGGCAAACCCGGCGGTGAAGGCTATGTTACAGGCGGTTCAAAACTGGTACCACGTGATCGTTGGACCCCATTTAGAGCCGATTAATAGCTCAAAACCCTGGTTTTTTCCTTACCAACATAAATACTTACATAAGAATCAAGGTGGTTCTTACTATTGCCGGCCTCTGAGCGAGGTCATTGATTAAGGAGAAAATATCATGGCAGACATTACAACAGTAGCACAAATTTATGACAACGCTGGTGCAGAAATCACAGCAGCTCGCGTTGGTGCAAACGCATTCAAATTCGTTGATCCATTTTCAAACTTTGCTACACGCAAAATCCGTTTTGTTAAGTTGGTTAACGGTGGTGACTTGACAAGTGGTGATTTCACAACTAACAAAGCAAACACTAACAGTAACCTATCAAGAGCAGTTCGTTGCGCTCTAAATTACGGCGAAGTTGCTGTAATTGGTACACCTTCAGCAACTGGTTTGATCGTTGGTTACTATGACGACACACTCAATGATGGTTCAACAGCAAGCCCATCAGTATCTGATGCATCTTATGGTAAGTTAGAAGCTGAGCTTGTAGCAGCACTTGGTGGTACACACACTGTAACCACAGTAGTTCCAACAGGTATCACATTTGCTTAATTTAAATTAAGTTTATTCTCAGGGATGGGAAGCACTAAAGCACCTTCGGGTGCTTTTTTGTTGGCTGTGATTTCTACAAGTTAAATACATACATAATGGCACGATACAAAATTATTACATTGATTGATATTACACGCAGTCATCCTACACGAGAAGAAACTGATAGAATCCTATTGGGACAGCAGGCTAATTTTAACAGCCTGCTTCAGGCCATAGGTTTAAGATCTAACGTAGAATGGTTGAAAGATCCAACCAAACACACTGGCGCACTGCCAGACAGTCTAGGTGGAAAAGCCACTCATTGGATTTGGGAATTTGAATGTGAAAGAGACGAAGTGTTTTTACACAATAATGATCATGTATTTCTGTTGGTACAAGATCTCAATCGTGTTCCAGTGGTAACCAATTTAACCAACAGTGCAGACATTGAGCCTGCGGCCTTTCAAACTCAAGGTGCAAACATAAATACTTGGGTAACAATGATTTAGACAAAGAATGTTTTTAAGCATTCGTGATAAATACATTATCAAAGGCACAGTAGTAACCATTAGGCATTCAATTATAGACTAGGCACATGGCTCGGAGCGAGCACTTGACTTATAACATTGGAGATAGCCATAAATGGCCACAAAAGAAGCGGTAGCACAATTGGCTGCATTACCTGAGCGGGTAGCTGTAGTTGAAATCAAAGTTATCAACATTGAAGAAAAAATTGACGATCTCAAATTAGATGTCAAAGATATGCACGACTGTCTAGATAATACTCGTGATTTGCTAGATAAAAAACTGTGTGAAATGGCAGACGCATCAAACAATCAACACGCAGAACTTGCTGCCAAGATCGGTGATTTAGAAAAACTTAAAAATAAGTGGACAACCTATGCCATGGTTGGCCTAGCATTTGCCGCAGGCACTGGATGGTTAAATTCAGTACATCTTCCACACTTACTCAAGTTCTTTGGTCTGTAAAACGAGAACACTTAAATAAAGGACCATAGGTCCTTTTTTTATGACAGATATTCAGCGACGGCTTGATCGAGTCGTTAGCAAAGAACTTGCACGTAACATAATTCCTTTAAAAACAGATAAGGGAATCCTTGTAGGCTCAATATTGATAGTTAGTGAAGGACCAGTTAAACATCTTTATAAGAATGAAATGTGTTTATACAGCAACATAAGTCTTAATGCTGTAGCAATCAAAATGGCCAACACTCTTGCCAAGAATCAAAGCTCTCTACAAATAGATAAACTATATAGAGCTGACCAGGAGTATGGAAAATGGTTTGTAGACAGTCAAACGCTGTTGGCCAAGTACCATTCTGCAATTAAAAACAAAGACTACGAACGAGCCGATACGTTATGGGCCAAATACTACGAAAGCAGGGAACGAACTAATACAGCCAAATCTACCGCTGTAAGTTTAACTTACTTCGTATAAATACACTATCACTCTGGACCTTTACAAATATGAGAACAACAGACCTTTTTACATTTAATAGATCAGCAAAAAGACTCAACGAATCGTTGGCTAAAACTTTTGGGCGTAAACTAAACCTAGAAACATTCACGATCGAACAGCTGGAAGATGCACGTAACAAACTACGTACACAGATCTATACAGCTCGCAGCAGTTCTAGCTTCAACGAAACTGTGGAAAACGATGCACTGTCAAAGGCACAGTTCATGCACGATGCCATTGTTGCAGAACTTGCAGAACGTGACGAGCCCATTGTTGACAACACGGTACAGGAAGGTGCAGATTTTGACGAACAAGAAGTAGTTGAACTTCTCAAGAAGTTTGACGAGGATATGAACGAGATTTACGGCTACGGCGATCCTGACTATGAGAAAATTATGGCAGCTTTACGCAACGGTGATGTTGAATCTGCGGTTGATGAAGTATGGAATTCTTATAGTGATCAAGATGGTGGCGAACTTCGTAATATGGATTCATACATTGAAGACCTAGAAGCCAATCTTAATCATATTGTACAAGGATCAGACGATGAAGGCGGTGAAACTGATGACAGTTATGCACTGGCTTCAGCAGGCTTTGGTTCAGATGAAGATTATGAAAGCGTTGAAATGGAACGTGTGAGAGATCCAGAAGATTGGGACGAAGGCAACACTGAGCCGCCAAACAACTTTGCTGTTTCTATCAACGGCAAGAAATGGAAGGTATTCAAAGGTCGCGGCCGGTATGCAGACGACGATCGTGAGCGAGCTCACTATCAACAGCTGAAAGATTGGGCTGCTAAGAAATCAGCAGACACTGGTAAGAAATGGGAAGTATCTATCACAGGTGAGAACCCAACAGAAAGTATTGAACAAAATAATGAAAGCATAAACACAGGAGAAGATATGCGTAATCTAAGAGAAGGTGAGATCCAGCAAGCTTCTGCGATCGTCACAGCAAAGACAATGGTAGACAGAGTAGGTCGTTGGATCGAAGAACTTTCCGGCATGGAGAATGATACTCTATTGCAGTTAGGCGACAGCATCCGTGATGAAATGAGTCAAGAGCAGGCCAAAGCATTCATTGAAGCAGTGGCACCAGCTATTCAACAGGCCCTAGAAACTTTAAAAACTACAAGAGACACACTGTCCAGTGGTGTACGCAGTTTAGCCAGTGGCGAGCAGCCTATGGATATGCTAGGTGCAGAACCAGGTGCAGAGCTGGGTGCAGAGATGGGACCAGCTGAGCCTGATATGATGAACCCAGCAGAACCAGCTGACGAATTTGCTGCGGCTGAACCTGCAGTTGGCGGCAGTGAAGCTGCTGGTCGTGAACAACGAGAAAGCATTCAACGCAGTAGCAATCTGTTAAGAGTGCTAGCAGGTTAATGAGACTTAGTGATCTAAAAGAGCACGACCAACAACTGGACGAGTTGCTGCCAGCAATTGGTGCCATTGGCGGAGCACTGGCCAAAGGTGCTCAAGCGGTTGGCGGCGCAGTTAAAACTGGAGTACAGGCAGTTGGCAGCACGTTGGCCAAAGGTGCTCAGGCGGTTGGGCAGGCTGCACAGGCCGGACTAGCAGGTGGAGCAATGGATCCTGCACAGGCCGCTGCTGCTGCTAAAGATCGACAAGACCAGAAAAAACAAGTACAAGATCAGATCAAACAGACACAGGCTCAATTGGCAGATTTACAAAAACAACTGGCAGAACTAGGATGAGATTTTTTGAATTTTCAGGCGACGAAGAAGGCGACAGATTGATTGTGGTCTTGCGTAATTACATAGGCAGAGCCGCTTCTAAAAAAACTCCAGCAAAACTAAACTGGAACGGGCTGAATAATATTTTAACCAGTAGCGGATTTGAAGTATCGGCAGATTACGAAACATTTAAAGCTATGTACGACGGCAGTCCAGCATTGCAAAAAATGGTTAAAAATTTCAATGACGACGGTATCGAACTAAATGTACCAGGTGCGCCAGATGAAGAGCCAAAAGGCGACGGTACCCAGACTCCTGCAGACAGCCAGGCAGCAGTGGACCAAACAGCAGCGTCAGCAGCGGCTGGCCAACTAGCAGCATCACAAGCAACTCCTCAGGCTTGACAAGCTGACTCTTTTCCTGTAATATATACAGTATGAATATATTACCTCCTCCGTTCATTGAACGCATCCAATACAAAAACTGTAAACAGATCAACGATCCTGTTACACGCAAGCGAGTATATCTAACACCCGACGGTGAAAGCCTTCCTAGTGTGACAACCATACTGTCAGCTACCAAGGATATGACACATTTGAACGAATGGCGGGATAGAATTGGACACGCCAAAGCTCAACAAATCACTACAGAAGCTGCTGGAGTAGGCACAGCCATGCATGCCAACCTAGAACGTTTTTTAATTGGTGAACAACGCCAACCTGGTAATAATCCAGTACACGTTCAGGCAAACAAAATGGCCGATGTTATCATTGAAAACGGATTGAATAAATTAGACGAAGTATGGGCTATGGAACAAAGCCTGTACTATCCTGGATTGTATAGTGGAACTACTGATCTAGTTGGAGTCTATCAAGGACAGCCTGCAATCTGCGATCACAAACAGACCAACAAGCCCAAGAAAGCAGAATGGGTGGAAGATTACTACCTACAACTGATGGCCTATATATTAGCACATAATGAAGTCTACGGCACTGATATGAAACGTGGTGTGATCTTTATGTGCAGTAGAGATCTACAATATCAACAGTTTGATCTAACTCCTGATAATTTCAACAAATATCAGGATATGTGGCTAAACAAGGTTGAAGAATACTATACAACAGGCCGGTAACTGCTTACCCAATAAGATAAATACCCTATAACGGGAATTTATCTATGGCTGTCATTCAAATCTCAAAAATCCAACATCGAAGAGGATTAAAAAATAACAATGTGGGCATTCCACAGCTTAGTGCAGCAGAACTTGCCTGGGCAGTAGATACGCAAGAACTGTATATTGGTAATGGCAGTGTTAGCGAAGGAGCTCCTTACGTAGGGAATACTAAAATTCTCACAGAACACGATAATATAATAGAGTTGGCTTCTAGTTATCGTTTTGCATCAACTGATCCCACAATCACACTCAGTGTGCCGAGATCCTTGTCAAGCAAACTCGATGAACAAGTCAGCATATTAGACTTTGGCGCAGTACCAGATGGTAGTACTGATTGCTCTGATGCCTTTGAAACTGCATTTAGCCAATTGTTTAGAAATGCTGACAACAAATATAAAAAGACCTTGATACTGCCCAACGGCACCTATCTCTTTAACAGGTCTATCAAAATACCATCAAACACTAGAATGCAAGGCGAGACTCAGTCGGGAGTGATTTTAGATTTTTATGCCAACGATATATCTTTGATTACCGAGTTAGGTACAGAAGTCACTGGACCGTTTACGGATGTCGACAGACCAACAGACGTATACATTTCTAATCTAACAATCGCGGCTACTGTAGGACAATTTGTTATCACAGGATTAAAAGACAGTGTGTTTGATCAAGTTACTTTTGTTGCAGGCTATCAACTTGGTGATCCTGTAGCTGTTGTAGCAGATGTTGAACCTGCGGTCTACTGGGAAAACACTTTAGAAAACACCAAGGTAAACAATATTGTTTTTGAAAAATGTAAATTCATCAATCATAGATTAGGTTTACATTGTAGACAGACTGCCCCAAGTGAAGTTTTACAAACACAGATCAAAATACGTCAATGTGAATTTTTAGAAAATCACACTAGTATTTTAATAACCGGAGTGCAAAATCAAATTAACAAATGGACCATATCACAGTCCAAATTTGAAGAAATATCGGCCAGTGTTCTGTATTCTAATCAAGGTACTGGCACAGTTGTTCGTGACTGTGAATTTGTCAATTGCGGCACAAGCACCAATAATGCTACAGCACCAACTAGCTCTTTTATCACTTTTGTTCAGGCAAAAAACAATGTGGTAATTGACTGCGTGTCTGATCGCCAACAGGCCACTGGCCTAACATTGGTATCCACTACTGCTGCATTCTCCGAAGTTGAAAATGCCAATTTCTGCAACTTCCTCAATGGAGTAACTTTTCCTATTGGCAAATCTGATAGCTTTTTTGACTTGGCTGTTTTTTCTTCTGCAAATAAATTTACTGAGATATCTTACCTATTAAATTTGAACGGCCATAGTAGACGCGGCCTATTAAGTTTTACCATAGACACTGATCAAAGTACTGTGGCCCTAACAGACAGTTTTCAATACTCATCGGGAGGAGCAATTATGACTGATTTTGAATTTAATGCTACACTAAAAAACAATAGAGGTGATTCAACACAAGAAACAGTAATGATTTCTTACAAAAACCTCACGGTCAATGATGCTGCCGGTGACATCAGTTTCTTTGTAGGCTACGGTGTTTGATGCATATGGTATAGATAGACTGGCCAAATGGAAAGAATTTAGACAACAGCTAGAACACAGCCCAACACCTTTAGAAGATGTGGCTGGGTTTTGGAGTCGTGCTCCGTTTGTCAGTGACTATCTCAATCCCAAAACTCCTCAGACTTGGCCAGATCCTTGGCACCTTATTCTTGATCAAAAATTAGACAGTCTTGCAATAGTTCTAGGAATGCTGTATACTATTAAATTAACACAGCGGTTTATGGATGCAGTTTGCGAGATACATATGTCTATGTCCCAAAAAGAAAAAGATCACGATTATTATCTTGTAATCGATAATACGTATGTACTAAATTTTTATTATGGCGCAGTGGCCTCAATTGAAGACTTTAAAAATGTTCAAACCAACATATTGTTTTCTGTAAAAACTCTGCAATAAATATCATACAGGAAAATCATAGAATGACCATTACAGTAATAAAAAGAAACGGAAACAAAGAGTCACTAACCATAGAAAAATGGCAGGCACAGGTCGCTAAGATTTGTTCAGGAATCGCCGATGTTAGTCAATCAATGATTGAGATCAAGGCACAGCCTCATTTTTATGACGGCATTACCACTAGAGAAGTAGACGGTATTACTCTACGAGCGATTGTGGATCTGATTGACGTTGAATCAAACCCTGATGTGGGCAATATCAATTATCAATATGTAGCAGGCAAACAGCGTTTGAGCATGCTTAGGAAGGATGTGTATGGTAGTTATGATCCTCCCCACCTTTACGAAATCGTTAAAAAGAATGTAGCAACTGGTCTATATACACCCGATCTATTAACGTGGTACTCGGAAGATGATTGGAACAAGATGCAAGATATGATCGATCATACCAAGGACGAAGGTTATTCCTATGCTGCCATTGAACAACTGATCGAAAAATATCTGGTCAAGAACAGAGCGACTAAACAAACTTACGAAACTCCTCAGATTAGATACATGGTGGCCGCGGCCACTGTGTTCCACAAAGAAGAGCCCAATGCGGCTCGTATGCGTTACATTAAGGAATATTACAATGCGGCTTCAGACGGTCTATTTACTCTCGCTACTCCTGTTCTTGCTGGGCTTGGCACACCCACTAAGCAGTTCTCTAGTTGTGTGCTCATTCGCAGTGATGATGATCTTGACTCCATTTTTGCTAGTGGCGAAATGATGGCCAAGTATGCTAGCAAACGTGCTGGCATTGGTTTGGAGATAGGACGTCTACGTCCATTAGGTAGTCCCATCAGAGGTGGTGAGATTATGCACACAGGTATGATACCTTTCCTGAAAAAATGGTTCGGCGATTTGCGATCATGTTCGCAGGGAGGTATTCGTAATGCAAGTGCTACTGTATTCTATCCTATTTGGCATCTTCAGTTTGATGATCTTATTGTTCTTAAAAACAACCAAGGAACAGAAGAAACCCGAGTCCGTCATAT